TCAACGGAGCGATAACAGAAGAAGCAGAAGTAAGCGTAACACCAAATTACGCAGACTTCGCATGCAAACAATCGGGAAGGGCATATTTAGGCGCAGACCTAAGCACTGTCACAGCAACAACAATTAACGACTTGCGAAACGCAGTTGCAGTACAGCAGTATTACGAAGCACTGGCGCGTGGTGGCAGCAGATACCGCGAACAGGTACAAGCACTGTGGGATGTGACAATCAGCGACAGAACGGTACAGATTCCCGAATATTTGGGCGGTGGACGCTATCACGTCAACATGAATCAAATCGTCCAGACCAGCGGACAGCAGAGCGACAAAGATACCCCCATCGGCGAAACTGGCGCAATGTCAGTAACACCGGTGAACGAAGGATCCTTCACAAAGAGCTTTGAAGAACATGGTTTCGTAATTGGTGTACTGTGCGTACGTCATAACAGAAGCTATCAGCAGGGACTTGAACGTTTCTGGAGCAGAACCGATAGACTTGACTACTATGTACCGCAGTTCGCAAATCTGGGAGAACAACCGGTTAAAAAGAAAGAAATCATGCTCACAGGCACGTCAACGGACGAAGAGACGTTCGGCTATCAGGAAGCCTGGGCGGACTACCGAATGAAACCAAACCGTGTATCCGGCAAAATGCGCTCAAACGCATCAGGGACACTAGACTTCTGGCATTATGCTGACAACTACAAAGAAGTGCCAACACTGTCACAAGGCTGGATGATGGAAGACAAAAAAGAAATTGAAAGAACACTCATTGTTCAGAACGAACCGCAGTTCTTTGGAGCAATCAGAGTGGCAAACAAGACCACACGTTGTATGCCGTTGTACAGTGTGCCGGGACTGAACAAGCTGTAAGAAAGGAGGAAGCCCGGGTTTTGCCCGGGCTATTTTTAAATGGCAGGCTTAACAAAACTCTTAACCGCACTTAACATAGCAGGAAACGTTGCGAACACAGTCGGAACATTCGCAAATGCTGGAAAACAAATCGCAGGAGCGTTTGGAGGATGGGGGCAAACAGGCAACAGCCAAAGCAGCGGAGGAAGCACACAGCAAGGCGGTGGACACTCTGAAAGCGGAAGCCAAGCAGGAACAAACGTAAAACAAGTTGATGACTGGCTTAAACAGGCATATGCATACCAAGGACAAGAAAGCGCCATGCAGGGCAAATACAACAGCCAAAGTATGTTAAAACAGATGGGATACAACACCTTACAAGCAATTATGCAGGGCGTATATAATCACATCGAAAATAACGTAGCCATGAACTACAACAGTGCAGAAGCACTAGCAAACAGAGAATGGCAAGAACATATGTCAAACACGGCATATCAGAGAGCCGTAGAGGACATGAAAAAAGCAGGGATTAACCCAATACTTGCCTTTGCAAACGGAGGAGCAAGCACACCGGGAGGAAGTGCAGGGACAATCAGCGGAGCAAGTATGGGACTGGCAAGCAGCAGCGCACTTGGAGTAAGTCGAAGCGGTGGATTTGTCCCAAATGCATACGAAAGTTCGAGTTGGTCACAAAGTGACTGGTTTAACGCTGCACAAAGCTGGCAACAGATGCTCAGTACAACAAAAATGACACCTTACGGACTACAGAAAACCTTAACCGAAATCGAAGACGGCACCGAAAAAGCAATCCAAAAGAGCGTAAACACCAATGCAAACAAAGGAAAAATCCAAGGAAGCACACACGGAAACAGAAAAAACGAAATGAGACAAGACAAAACGGGAAGTTACGGAGAAAAGAGAAAGCCAGGTGATTACTTAAAATGAGTTGTTACAAGCCATTAATAAGGCTGTACAACCCGAACGATAAAGACATTAGCGGGAGGGTGTATTCACTCTCCCGCTATTCTCAGTTAGCGGGAAAGCAGCTGAAATATGAAGATTTGATGTACAGAAAAGATGTCATGTTAATACCATGCGGACAATGCATCGGATGTAGAATCAGACAACGCGAGGACTGGACAACACGCATAGAGCTAGAAGCAAGAGATTATCCGAAAGAAGAAGTATGGTTTATTACACTAACCTATAATGACGACAATGTACCGGGTATAATAGTCAAAACAGGGGAAATAATGCGAAAAGTGCAATACGTCTGGAAGCCGGGTGAGAAGCGTCCTGAAAGCGTCCAAACGTTGCTGTATACTGACGTTCAAAAGTTCTTAAAACGTCTCAGAAAGGCTTACAGGGGCAAACTACGCTATTTTGTAGCGGGAGAATACGGCGAACAGACAGCAAGGCCGCATTACCACATGATACTATATGGATGGAGACCGACAGACCTAGAGAATCTATACAAGATACACCACAACGGATACTATACCAGTAAATGGCTAGAAAATCTATGGGACATGGGTCAAATACAGATAGCGCAAGCAGTGCCAGAAACATATAGATACGTTGCAGGGTATGTAACCAAAAAAATGTATGAAATAGACGGAAAGAAGGGAAATGAATATTATGAACTAGGACAACAAAAACCGTTCGCATGTATGAGCCTTAAACCGGGTCTAGGAGATAACTATTACCAAGAGCACAAAGCAGAGATTTGGAAACAAGGCTACATCCAGTGTACAAACGGAAAACGCGCACAAATACCACGCTATTATGAAAAAATGATGGAAGCTGAAAACCCACAAAGATTATGGAGAATTAAACAGAACAGACAAGCAGCAGCAATAGACGCAAACCGTAAAAAATACGAAAACACAGACTTTGCAGAACAATGCAAAACGAAAGAAAGAGTAATCAAAAAGCAGATGAAGAAGAGAGGGACACTTTAAAAGTGTCATGGTGTCACTTAGCCCAGTACCTATCAAGTAAGGTACTGGGCTATATTAGATTAAAAGCTCCATGTATCGCTTTATCCAGTCTATCAAATAGCTATACCTTATCGCGTGTGCACACGCGCACGAAACGCGCACGCGTGCACGCGCGGCCTTTTCGGCGCTATAGTTCGCAAGCTCACAAGCGCCGTATATTATATAAGTTGTTGTAGCCGTAGTAGTAGGAATTGTGGAAAAGTTGATAAGTACTAAAATTTAACGTTAAAACGTAAATAAAAAAGAAAAAACCATGTTGAAAGTTTTGTTAAAAACTTGTTGAAATGTTAAAAGTTAGTCAAAATGACGAAAAACATTATGCAACATTTTGTGGAAAACCTGTTGAAACTGTTGAAACTGTTGAAAACGCGCACGCGCGCAAGGAGTGGATTTAGCCGAGCTCCGCATACGCTACGCACGGCAAGGCGCTAAAGCGCCATTCAAACCAAAGGAAAAATAAAGCTTGACAAAACCAAAAAGGGATAATATAATCAAAACAGCATAAGACAGAAAGGAGAAAACAGAATGATTACAAGTTACATCGTAGACACAGACGGAAACGAAAAACTTGCAAGACACTTTAAGGTAAAAGAATTTGCTTGCAAAGACGGAAGTCCAATTGTATTCATTGATAACCATCTATACACCATTCTAGACATCCTAAGACACGAGCTAGGAAAACCGATCATCATCACCAGCGGATACAGAACGCCAGAGTGGAACGCAAAATGCGGAGGAGCAAAATACAGCTACCATATGCGCGGTATGGCTGCAGACATCCGAGTCAATGGCATGAGCGCAAAAGCGCTTGCAAACAAACTAAATGAAATTGTACCGGATGAATGCGGAATTATCGTATACAATGGCTGGGTGCACTTTGATGTGCGCAAAAGCAAATACAGAAAGGGGGTTTAAAAATGGCACTGGTTAGCCTGAAAGACATTAAACAGGCAATTGCAGTAATGCAGGAAATTCTCGAAAAGCTGGATAAAATCTACCACGCTCTGCACGACAAAAACTAAGAAAGAAGAACAACAATGATGAAATCATGGAATGTACGAGACCAGACCAAAGAAGATCTTGAAGAACTTTTAAAACGCAAAAATAAGGAGATAGACGGCAACTTCATAATGCTGAAAAAAATCTCAAACATCAACGATACAAAGAAGCTGCTAGAAGAAATCTGGTACATGAAGAGATTTGCAAATGCAATTGAAATGGAACTAATCAGAAGGGAATACAGAAATGGCAAAACATCGTAAAAAGATGAACGGCGCAAAAGACCGCCGTATGTTCAACATAACCGCACGCAAAACCAAAACTATCAACCTCAGTCAAAAGCCTATGCGCGGCGGCATCCGGCTGTAAAAGAAAGGAGCAAAACAATGGGACACAACTACTACGGAATCTGGGATAACGTGGCAAAGTGCTACGCATGGGTAGGCGAAAGCAAGAACAACGCCACCTTTGCACGTATGTGCAACGTGATGGCAAAAGACGAAAAGACCTTCATCGGGCAGAGTCCGCAGGACTACACCGGCTTTAAGCTGGCAGTCTTCGAAGACGAAATCGGCACGTTCACGAACGACACAGAGAAGGTATGGGAGGGCAAGCCGAATGAATAAACGATACGAAGAAGGGCGAAAGCCCTTCTTTTCAAATCCGGGCGAAAAAGAACAGAAACAATACGTCTGGGCAAAAGACGAAAACGGGAAAGAGTACCTTCAGGAAACAGAACCTATCGACATTCAAGCCGAAATCGAAAGCTATGCAGACGAGTGCGATATAAAAAGCATCGTACGAAAAGCAAGTTTCGACCCGGAATTTCTAAAAAGTCTGTCACAAGGCGCATTAACCACAGAAGAAACGCCACTCGTGGACATCACGGAATTTCCGCAGAATATCCACGAATACCATCAAATGATTGCAACGGCACAGGCAAATGCCATTAAACTGGCAAAACAACAGGAAATGGCAAAAGCAGAGCCTGAGCAGAAAACCGAAGTAAAGGAGGAAAAGAAAGAATGAACAGAAACAACGAAAGGCACTTTCTGAACGTACCACAGATGCACACCAGCAGAACACGTTTCAATCGTGACCAAACGATTCTTACCACGTTCGACAGCGGAGCACTAATTCCATTCTTTGTAGACGAAGTATTACCGGGCGACACCTTCCAAGTGAATACAAGTGCTATCATCCGTATGAGTACGCCAAAATATCCGGTTATGGATGACGCATTCATTGACTTCTACTATTTCTACTGTCCAAACAGGATCATCTGGGATGACTTCAAAAAGTTCATGGGAGAAGCAGATGAAACGCCTTGGGAACCCAACAAGACGTATAAAGTGCCACAAATCCAGCTTGGAACCGGAGAAAAAGACGGATTAGCACAACCGTACGAAGGAAGCGTGCTTGACTATATGGGAGTGCCTACAAAAAGCATACCATCCGGAACTAAAGCGGAAAAAGTCAACGCACTGCCGGTAAGAGCATATGTAAAAATCTGGAATGAATATTTCAGGGATCAAAACGTAGACAATCCGGCAACGCTGAGAACGAACAGCGAGGACATCGATTACGGTGACCGTGCCGACAGCACGAGCTTAGAATTGGGCTGGGCAACAGCATACAGCGGTGGCAGATGCCTACCGGTAAACAAATTCCACGACTATTTCACAAGCTGTTTGCCATATCCACAGCGAGGACCGGAAATTAAATTGCCGATATCAGGAAATGCAGCAGTAAGAGGATATAAAGACTTGAATTACAAAAATGTAATCCAAGCAAACGTCATACCCGTAATCAACGGAGCGATAACAGAAGAAGCAGAAGTAAGCGTAACACCAAATTACGCAGA